CACACATCTTTTATAGAAAACTTGACATCTAGTCTCAATAGTGTATAATGGTATTATGACTGACGAAATAGAAGCAAAAATTGTAGTAACTGGTGGTTGTGGATTTATCGGCTCACACCTTGTAGATAGACTATCTGATATTGGATTTCATGTTTATGTCGTTGATGATATGCGCCAAGGCAAGTATGTCATCGATAGACCTAACGTAGAATACTTTTTTGAAGATGTTTCTACTTGCAAGCTAACAGAGAAGATTACACGACCATTAGCAATTATGCATTTAGCAAATAGTCCTCGTGTTAGGCGTTCGCTTGAAGAGCCTAGAGACACTATAGATAATAACATAACTACAACAACTGCTGTTGCTGATTGGGCAAGACACTGGCACACATTCTTGTTCTTCGCAACATCTTCAAGTACACAGTATAAAGATTCAGTCAATCCGTATACTTGGAGCAAAGCAGCGTGTGAAGGAATATTGGAATTGTATAAAGAGTTGTATGATCTTAAATACATGAAAATGTTCTTTTACAATGTGTATGGTCCTAGAGAAGCAGACTACGGTCCATACAGCACAGTAATACGAAAGTTTAAGAAAGATTATTTGAAAGGAAATCCTCTTACTATTTTTGGTAATGGAAGTAAAGAGAGAGATTTTACTCATGTAGATGATGTGGTACAAGGCATATTGCAGTTGTTAGTAGACCCTAATCACCACGAAGAAGTACATTTCGGCAAAGGTGATCCTAAGACTATACTATCAATTGCTCAAGCATTTAACACCTCAATCGTTCATAGTTTTGATAAACCGGGCGAAGCGCAAACAACGATTTGCAAAAAGCCTTATATAGAATGTCCTAATGATGTCTTCAGTTACATTGATAACTGGTTGAAGGAGAACACGATTGACAATTAGAGTAGTAAACGAATTTATGGCTAACCCAGAAAAATTAACAGACGTTTTTGTGATAACAAAAAAGTTTAATACTCCCTCTGAGTTTTCTCAGCATATTGAAAGAAGAGCGGTACACACAAATTCTACTTGCATGGATATTCTATTAGAATACTGTGTTAAAAATGATATCGAAATTGAGAGTGTAAACAAACTTCTTAGTTCTAGTTTGAAAGACAAATTAGAAGCTGAGGCTCAAGACTTAAACTTACTCAAGGTGAAGGCAAATAAACTACCTTTTTAATATGGAACCTTTTGACGTTTATAAAGTGTACATGGCACTCAAGTTACACTTTACAACCAAGAGTTACGACATCACCCAAACTAAAGGTGCTGTTCGTGCTAAGAAAGAAACTTTCCTAAAGCGAAAAGATATAATGTCTTTTCGTAAGTTGGCAAGGGACTTTAAGCGATCTGAAATTATCGACATCTTAGTTGCTAACTTTGTTAGTGGTGACAAGTGGGGCGGCATCTTTGATGCTAGTCTACTAGAAACCCATAAAAAGTGGTTGACAAACAAGAAAAGAATGTTGTATAATTTCAATACAGACTTAGATAATATTCTATTTCGAATGGAAAAAGATGGAATCAAGTCTGCGATATTTGAAGGAGGTCATCCTCTAATTTTTAGAATGATTATGGGACATGATATCAACTTGGAAACAGTAGTTATGTTAGAAAAGTTGCGTCCCTTTGTGAGTAAGTACAGTGATGATTTCGTACTTGAGGATACTTGCCTTCTTATATCAAAATATAAACCCTTTGTTCGTTTTGACAAAGATAGTATTAATTCACAGTACATGGAGAAATTGATTTCAATTTACGGTGATGAGTAAATCTAATAAGTTTAAACCGCAAGAAAAGCGCATCAAGCGCATCGAAAAACGCCCTGAAAAGAAAATTGACAGGGAACTAAAGAGTATAAATAAGATTGATACATCGAAGTTAGATGATGTATTCGAAAACTTTTATACAAAGTAATATAACGCTATATATCGCAATACAACTATACAACGCATACAAGGAGAAATCATATGTCGTTTAATTCACTATCCGATCTACGCAAGGCCCGTGGCAACTTCGATTCACTTATGAAGGAAGTTGAAAAACTCGATTCACCTCAACAAGGTAACAAAGGTGATGACCGAGAGTGGAAGCCTACAGTAGACCAAGCAGGTAACGGCTACGCTGTTATTCGTTTCCTCCCTGCTCCACAAGGCGAAGACATGCCGTGGGCACAACTTTGGAATCACGGTTTCCAAGGTCCAACTGGTAAGTGGTATATCGAAAACTCACTTACTACACTCAAGCAAACTGACCCTGTATCAGAACTCAACTCAGAGCTTTGGAACAGCGGTGTAGAAGCTAATAAAGAAATTGCTCGTAAGCAGAAGCGCCGTCTCTCATACTACGCTAATATTCTAGTCGTAGAAGATTCAGGCAATCCTTCTAACAACGGTAAAGTCTTCCTTTACAAGTTTGGTAAGAAAATCTTCGACAAGATCAAAGACGCTATGCAGCCTGAGTTCCAAGACGAAGATCCAATGAACCCATTCGACTTCTGGGATGGTGCTAACTTCAAACTAAAGATTCGTCAAGTAGAAGGCTATCGCAACTACGACAAGTCAGAGTTTGCAGCTCCTAGCCCTGTCGCAGCAACAGACGAAGAGATTGAAGCGATCTGGAATAAGCAGCACTCACTTGCTGAAATTATTGCTCCAAGCAACTTCAAGTCTTATGATGAACTCAAGAAGAAGCTAGACTTTGTTCTAGGATCATCTTCACGAGTCGGTACAGCAGAAAGCATCTCTGCAACTACTGGCGACTCATCTGAT